GATAAATCTGTAATCAACGGATTATCTGTATTATCTGAAAACTTAGATGGGGTTAAAGAAAAATTAGATAAAGCGAAACAAGCTGTATCAGAAAATGAAAGAGTTAATGGAGAATATGAAGATAGAATAAACACTCTAACTAACCAATTAAAAATTTTTAGGAACAATGCTTTTAATGCTCTTGCTGATATTGGAAAGAGCATAGCTCCAGAACTTAAAGAAACTTTAAATACATTGAAAGAGTTTGCAGGTAAGATAGCCAATTTTATAAAAGAAAATCCTAAGCTAGTAGCTTTTATAGTTAAGATGGTTGCAGGATTTGCTGCTATGAATTTAGGAATGGGTATTGCTAACAAATTGTTATTAGGACCATTTGCAAAAGGAGTAGGTTGGTTATATAAGTTTGGTGCTTTCAAGAGCAAGGGTGGCGTATTCTTTGCTTTAAAGAAGACATTTCCACTAGCTAGTAAACTGTTTGGGACATTTTCTAAGATTGGAACTTTTTTAGGTGGGAAATTTATAAGAGTATTGAAATTAGTAGGAACCGCTTTAAAACTTGTGTTTACAGGAAATCCTGTTGGATTACTAATAGTTGCAATTGTAGCTGTAATTGCGATTTTTGTAGTTTTATACAAGAAATTTGAATGGTTTAGAAATGGAGTTAAACTTATCTTTGGTGGATTCATAGAATATATAAAAGGGCTATGCAAAATTGTAGTTGGCATATTTACTTTAAATGGAGATATGATAAAAGAAGGATTCCACAATGTAATAAATGGAGTTAAGAAAATATTTTCAGGAGTAGGTCTTATAGTTAAGAATGTGTGGAAGATTGTGAAAGATAATCTTAAAACTGTATGGGATTGGATCAAGACTAAGTTTAAAGAAATATGGGCTAAAATTAAAGAATATAGTGTTATGTTTATCCCATTTGTAGGAGTTTTTATTCTTTTATATAAAAAAGTAGAATGGTTCAGAAATGGCGTTAACGCAGTTTGGATAGCTATTAAAAATGCTTTTGCTAATGCATGGGAATGGATTAAAAATAAATTCAACAGTTTGATTGATGTGGGTTCCAAGGCATGGAATGGATTAAAAGATGGAGCTACTGCTATCATAGATAAGATTAGAGAAGCTTTCAGTGGTTTCTTTGATTGGCTGAATAAAAAATGGGAAAGTGTTAAAAACTTTGGTTCTAAATTAAATCCTTTTAACTGGTTTAAAGGAGATGGAGAAGTAGCCCAAAACTACTCAGGTACTAACTACTTTGGTGGTGGACTTACAACTCTTGCTGAAAGAGGTGCTGAACTTGTAGAAATGAACAATAGTTCTTTTTTAGTAAATTCTCCTGCTATGGCTAATTTACCTCGTGGAGCTAGAATTCTTAACAATTCACAAACTAGAAGCTCTTTGTCTTCAAGAGTATCATCTCTAAAAGATAGAATTAGAAGTATTTCAAATGACTCAAGAACAGTTGTGGGTGGAGATACTATAACTATCAACATTAATGGTGGTTCTGGAAGTGCTACAGATATTGCTAGAGAAGTTAAAAGAGCACTTGAAGAAATACAAAGTAAGCAGAGAAGGACGGCGATAATATGAAAAAAGTAAAAGTCTATAAAACAGTGAGTGGAGATACTTGGGACTTGATAAGTTATAAATTATATGGTTCAGAACAGTATTTCCATCAACTTATGAGAGCTAATCTTAATTTACTATCTATCGCCGTATTTGATTCTAATATACCTATCATAGTACCTGAAATTACACCCGTCGCAAGTGCTGTAGAAACATCAAAACTACCACCATGGAAAAGATAAAGTGTAGCAATATTGATATAGACACTTTATTTAGGGATTAAATCTACAAAGAGCAGTGTAAAAGCTGCTCTTTTTTATTGCTAAAAAGGAGGCTGATAGAAATGGGATAGCAAGAAATATAAAGATATTAGTTTTCTATGAAGGCGTAGATATTACAGAAGAAATACAGCCTAGTATCTCTTCTATGACTTACACAGATAACTCAAAAAATGCTGTAGATGACTTAGAGTTAGACCTGGAAAATTTAGATTATAGATGGCTTAATGAATGGTATCCTGACGAAAATTCAAGACTCTTAGTGGGGATCCAGCAGAATGAAAATGGGATATCTAAGTTCTTAGACCTTGGAATTTTCTACGTTGACGAACCTACTTTTAATAACCAAAGATTATCATTGAAATGCCTGGCATTGCCATTAGACCAAACTATTAGAGAGCAGGTTAACAGTGTTGCATGGGAAAAAATAACTCTATCAGAATTATTATCTAAAATAGCAACTAAGCATGAGTTAAGCTATGAGTTACATTGTGATAATGCTTTCTTTGATAGATTAGATCAGGACAGAGAAACAGATTTAGGTTTTTTAAATAGAGTTCTATCTGAAACAGCTCTAAGTTTGAAAGTTACTGACGATAAGCTAATAGTCTTTAATGATGATGCGTTAATTGATAACGATAATATCGACATCTTTAATATTAAAGATTTTCGTATTAGAAGCTTTACACTAAAGAAGAAAAATCAAGGAGTTTACGACAAAGTCGAGGTTAGTTATTATGATGCGGATAAAAAGAAACACATTGTTGAGACTATTACAAAAGAAGAACTTGAGAAGAGAAATGAGGTAAAAAATGCTTGATGATGGAGGATATGTAGCTTTTAAAGAGAAAGCAGATAAAACAAAAACTAAAAAAAGAGTTAAAAAAGCTAAGACAAAAAAGATTAAAACTAAAGGGAAATCTCAGGCTAAGAAGGTGGCCGAGAAAACTTTAAAGGACAGTTTAAAGCAAGAATACTCTATAAACTTAACGGTTGATGGAGATGTTAAATACTGTGCAGGTTGCATTATAGAACTAGATGATAGCTTTGGTAGATTCGCTGGACGATATGTAATTGATAAAGTTACACACAATATCGATGGAGACTACTCTTGTGATATAGAAGCTTTTAAAGTTGGTGCTAGACAAAATGCAGAAGAGAGAGCAAAATCAATAGATAAAGCTAAAAGAGATAAGGCAGAGAAAGAAAAGGCTAAAACTGCAAATACAAGAAAAAAAGAAAGAGAATTAAAAAAAGCAAATAAGATTAAAAGTAAAAAGGTGGTGAGTAAGAATGCTGGATATCTTGAAGCAAGGGGAAGTAAATGATATAGACATAGCAAATGGTAAAGCAAGAGTTATATTTCCTGATAGAGATAATAAAATTTCAGATTGGTTAAATATCCTGGTCCCATTCTCAGAATCACATTCAGATAATTATCATCTTGAGATAGGGCAAACAGTTATAGTTCTATCATTACCTGATATGATGGAGCAAGGTTACATCTTAGGCTGTCCTATGAGACCTTCAGACATTTCAGAAGGAGAAGTAAAAAGGACATTCTCAGATGGTGGATTCTATTCTTACAAAGATGGAGTTTTGACATTGTCTCCTGTCACAAAAGTAGTTATTACCGCAGACGTGGAGATTAAAAAGAAACTAACAGTTGATGGAGATACTACTTTTAAATCTAATACAGATACTAAAGGTACTGCTATGTTAGGTGGCATTAATCTTAATACTCATACTCACTCAGGAATACAACCAGGAAGTGGTAACACAGGAGGTCCCTCATGATAGGAAGCTTAGGAGACATAATTTTTTATGCTAGTGACTTAAATGTTTTTTCTTTAAAGAAGGAATTATCGAGAAGTAGAAAAGCCAAAATTACTCAACATGAGCCAATTTATGGCATTGGGAAAGTAAGACAGCAAGGTAGAGAATTAATGGAAGTTAGTTTGTCTATAGAGCTAATAGCTGGGCTTACTAAAGCTCCTAGTTTACATCTGCAGATGTTAAAAGACTTTATGGAGTTGGGAAGGTATGCTCCATTAATACTAGGATATCATGTCATTGGAGAGTTTCCATTTCTAATAACTGGAATAGACGAAACACTATCACATTTCAATGCTGCAACAGGAGAGTTTGACTATATTAACTTAGATATAACTTTACTGGAGTATGTAGACGACCCTTTACAGTATCAAAAAAAGATAGAGTACAGACAAACTGCTAAGACTATTCTTGGAGTTGAGTATGAGGACACTGTAAAAAATCTGCAAAAGAAGGTGTTTAAATTATGATATTTTCTATAAATTCTAAAGATGAAATAAACTATAACCCTCAAAATGAGATAGAAGATGTAGTAAGAAATGTACATATGATACTAAGAGTTACAAAGGAAGAACAGCCGTTAATGAGAGATTTTTCTTTAGATAGTGATGTAGTTGATAAGAACATTCCAGTTATTAAAAATAAGCTCATAGGCTTACTAATGGCTAATTTAAAGAAGTATGAACCAAGGGCACTGCTTAAAAATTTAGATTTAAAGTTGGAAAATAACGACTTAGAAATAATGTTAGAAATAGAGGTGATTGTATGATAGACGATACTTATGAAATATTAGATGCAAATGCTGAAGAACTGAGACAGCAAATGCAGGAAAAGTTCGAAGAGTTAAGTGGAAGAAAAATCTCTAAACACTCGCCCGAAGGCTTAATCTTTGCTAGTGTTGCATATCTCATAGCTATGAGAGAAGAGAATTACAATGATAATCTGAAGCAAAATTACTTAAAATATGCTAGAGATT